ACCTAGACTGGTAACACTTCCCTTGTTTTCAATCTGGTCAGCGGCGGAAAGAGCAGTCCAATAAGAGGTAGATAGAGGGCGACCAACAAAAGGCACGAAGTTTAGAGCCACACCAATAGCGGTCTGTGGTGCAGAGTCTCCAAGTTGATATAAAAATTGATTTAGTTTTGATGGGTCACCAGCTTGAGCTTGTCTGTTTGCTTTATAAGCTTCATCAAAAGTAGTGGGACCAATAGCTTGAACAGCAGAAACGATACCTGTTCCGGAAGTTCTTTTAGCAACTTCAACAAGAACTGGAGCGACGGCTGGGTGATTTAGAATCTTAGTTGGGGCATCTTTGGTATATTCAACAGCAGCCATACCAGCTTGTAATGGTTTTCTAATCGCTTCTTCAAGTGGTTTGAAAAATGCTCTCTGTTTTTCACCAGCCGTTTTTATCACTTCTTCTCTCTGCTGATAGTCTTCTTTAATTGGAGCTATAAATTTAGAAACGGGTTCAGGTAATTTTATATCTAAAGGTTTTACATTCTCCATAAAAGAATACGCAGGCTTTACTGGTTCTGGCTTGTAAACTGATGGAGCTGGAGCTTTAGGGTCTAAAGAAATTTCTGGTTTAACAGTAGGAGCTGGAGCTGGAGTAGAGGCAACCGGATTCATAGTAAATCTATTGGTAGTAGTAGCCACCTTTTTTTCGACAGGTTTTGTTGTAGTAAAACGGTTGTATGCTGACATATTTTTTAATTAAAGAAACTACCAATACCTTTCATAATCTTCATAAACCAACCGTCTTTTTCTTCTGGAGTTAATGGTAATTGACCAATCAAATATAATTTAACAGCTTCAGGTAAGTCACCATCCATAATTTCTTGAGCACCTTCATCTGCGGTCATAAGACCATCTTCAATATCAGTTTTTAGTTCGGTCATATTGTCATCAACATAAGAAGACTCGCCAGAAACTGGGTCATAAACTTTAGGTCGGCTTACAAAGTAATTCTTAATATCACTATCTAACTGCTTAAATTCATCAATAGTAAGGTTAGCACGAGCGGCACCAGTTTTAAGATTGGCATTAGTAAAGAAACTACTATCACTTCCACTATCAGAACCAGTAGTAGCTTTCCAAGCTCGTATCTGTTCATTCGTCTGGAAGATTCGGTCTTCTCTGTCTTGTAATCTTTTCTTCTCCTCTTCCTTAGTCTTTAATCTAGCGAATACATCATTCAAAGCTGGGTCATAAACACCAGCGTAGGCTTTTTCAATAGCGGCTAATTCTTGAGGGCTATAAGCGACACCTGATTTAGCTCCGGCTTTATAAGGGTCAGTTGTTCCAGTAGCGATATCATTTCTTGTATTATTCAAATTGGTTGCTCGAGCAGATAATCCAGCCGCTGATTCATCAGGATTGGTCATCGCATCACCAGCATATTGTGGAATGTCACCCTTAGCCTTACTTGCAGGGATTTTTAGAGCCACATAGTTTGCATATTCTTGAGGGGTAAAGTATTTTCCAGTTTCAGGATTCATATATTTAGAACGAGTAGGAGTTGCGGTTGGTGCAGGAGCAACAGGGGCGGCGGCTGGAGGTGCAGAAAAAATAGGTTTAGCAGGAGCAACCGCACCACCAGTCTGAAGTGGGTTCTGATATACTGGTGCACCATTCTCCCAAGTAGCCTGTGGCATTGGGTTCTCTCTTCCTTGAACGATAGGAGCGGGGCTTTGGAAAGTTCCTCCCTGATTAGGAAGATTGAAAGTCTTTAAGTAAAAATCTTTTAATGATGGTGCCATATTAGTATTGATTAGAAGAACCTGTTGCTAGTAATTTATTTCCTTTATTCCAAAGCAATCCAGCAGCTCTTTGCTGTGCGGCTGTCTTCTGGGCGACATTTTGTGTTCCCTGGAAGTCGTATTGTCCTGGTTTATAAATGCTTGAAAGACCAGAAGAACCGACTCCTCCAGTTGCGACGTTAGGATTATAGGTATTTGCTCCTAGTTTATAGTATTGATTCAAACCTTTAGCAGCGTCATTTCCATATTTGTATTGATAGTCTCTGGCGGTGTTTGAAATATCACGACCAAGAGAAGCTTGTTTATAAGCTTGGTCAGCTTCGTAACTCTTCTGTAAACTCTTTTCTTTCTGGACTCTACCACCAGAGAATAGAACACCACGATTAGCGGCGGTCTGGTCAGCGGTTGATTTATCTTCGGCAAATTTTTCTCCTGAAGTAAGTAAAAAGTTCTGATAGTCAGCTTGTTTTTGAGCTAAGGAAGCTTCAGTATCGGCTGTATCTTTCTCTCTTAGAGCGTCAAAATACAATTTGTTATCCTCTTCCGCTTGTCTTAAAGCCTCTTGCTGGTCTTCTAAGCTGAATGGTTGACCAAATTGGTTCACTAGACCGCTAAAATCACCTGTAGAAGCGGCGTAAGATAGGGATTCAGCAGTATTTCCTTTAGCAATAGATTCTTTGATTATAGGGTGTTCATTGAGAGCAGCGTCGTATTCTTCATCGGAGTAAGGTTGAGAATTAGAATCACCAGCTCCTCTGGAGGCACCGGCTCCTGAAGCCGCAGATATAGTTCTTGGACCCCAATAGCCTGGTCCGGTAGTATTATCAACACCAGTCTGTTCCTGAAACTTCTTTACAGCCGCTGTGGTTCTAGGTCCATATATACCGGGTCCCGTGGCGACTTCCTCTGGGGTCATAAGACCTTTAGATACCAAGAAATCTTGAAGTTTTTTAACTTCATTTCCTGTCTGACCTGGTTGTAAATTGGTGTTTGGATACATAGCGTTGTTTTAATTATATAATTATTAAATGGTTTTGCCAACCTCCTTTACTTTTTTGACCTTTTTTATTCCTGGCTGATTTCCGAAAGTATCAATTAAACCTTTAAGAATTATTTTAAAATCATTTCTATCTATTGTATCTGAAGTAACGATTGTAGCTTCACCCTTTTCTATCTTTATTGTTATTGTTTTCATATATTTATTTATTAAAATTCTAATACTAAAATACCTTCACTAAAAACAAAACTTGTCCCATAGGGGTCTTCAATTAAAGCATCAATGCCTTGATTTGGATGGATTGCTCCATAAACATCATCAATATAAGCATCAGTTCCATAAAAAACATCTCCAGAAAAGTCTCCTCCATAAAAAGTATCAGTGACTGTTACACTCGTAGAATAGATATCAACTATATAAGCATAGTCCCATTTATATGTATTTGTCCCTAAATGATAAATCCCTGTTGAATAAGGGTCCCAACTTGAGTTTATTCTCATATTTGTTTCTATCATACCCGCAGTTCCATCATTATCAACAAAGTTAAAATATGAAGTTCCTCCATTAGTAAAAACAGCGACTACTCTATCTCCTAAACCAACACCTTGTCCATAAACAGAAATACCACACTCACCTGTTCCGTGTTGGAAAACTGCACCAGCAAGTCCGGAGTCTGGTGTGATTTGAGCCTTCATTTCAGCGAGTAAAACAGAACCAGAACGAAATTCATAGGAGTTATTAGTTCCAGACATAATCAAACGATATCCAGTTGTCGCTGTTTGAATCGTGGCTCCAGTAATAAGACCAGCGGTGATTGTTCCTAAATCAGCGGTGATAGCTGATAGTTGTCCAACACTCATCTTAGTCGCATTGATTGTGTTAGCGAGAATGTTATCTCCAACGATTTGATTAGCTTCATTCAAATTGAAAGTAGCATTTGGTTGGGGAGAAGCTACAGCCGCATTTTGAGCAACAGCAACAAGGACTTTACCAACACCAACAGCGGTTCCTGGAGTTGTTGTAATTTGATACGCAGTTGTAGAGGTAAGTAAGTCTAAATAGACATAAGTCTTAGCTGCCATATTACCCGTTGTTCCAGCTAAGATGTTATAGGAAGTTCCATCTGCTGATTTAAAAACACCAGCACCCCAAATAACAGTATCTAAATCAGTAGAACTAAAAACACAGGTCTGTCCCCAACCCCAGTTAGCGACATCAAGAACAGTCACAGGATATGTTCCGGGAGTTAGTTGCTGACCATTGATAGTTACATTCCCCATATTTATATCTTGAGCCGCACCACCAGAAGCAATCGCTGGGACTTCAGCCTCAACGACATTACCAGCATTGTAAGAAGAATCTTTTGTCTCAAGATTTTGTTCATTATCTTTATATAAAAATCTGTTCAAAAGTAATTCTGTAAGTTTAATAAGAATCTGTTGATACTGACACTAATTCCTGAAAAGTTGGAATTAGTCGTTTCTCTTCTGCTACCTTCCTTGGATGGTGAGCCCGGCATAAAGTTATACCGTTGTTAATATCATATCTTAATTCTGGAAAATCTGCCCACTTTAATATATGATGTGCTTGTAATCCGACCTTTGATTTACAAATTTTACATTGAAAATTATCTCTTTTAAAAACACTCATTCTCCATTCTTTGTATTTAGGTTCGCTTACTGAATGAACATCTTTACTAATTCCACCTTTCCAGTTCCAGTGTAAATCTCCAGTTCTCCCTAACATTGGACCTGGTCTTCCTGTTGAAGCAATACTAATTTTATTTTTTGCTTCCTCGGAATGATGCCACCCACTTTTTCTAACCCCTGTTGCCCATTCTTCTTTTCTTAATTTACTCATCTTAGCTCCGAATCCCTCTGGCATTTTATAAGTTCTTCCTAAGGAATTAGGGTAGGTCTTTCCTTTTTTAGCAAGACTTAATTTTAATTTATGGGAATCAGAAAGTTTTCTACCTGTTAAGGATTTTCTTATCCTTTCGTTCCTAATTTTTAAGTTTTCTTTAGAAATATTCATAATATATACTTTAATTACTGTCAAGCCCCTTATCCTGAATTGAAAGCAATTCAGTTCCGTGGAAGATGATTGGTGTTCCACGAGAATAACCTCGTATTCTAGTTCGAATCAAATTAAAATCATCAGTTGAAGCGTTAGGGAAAAGAGCAACATACTTATCTTTAATAGTATCAATATCTTTCCAAACATTCGGTGGAGCCTTTTCTGTCTGATATTGAACAAGAGCACCAGCGGCGTTTTCAGTCATAATGGTTATACCACTTACATTTTTTGAGTGACATCTCAAATCAGTGAAAGACCTCCATCGGTCAATCAATTCATAGTAAATATCAGAAGTGAAATCTGTAGTTCCGGAATCTAATTTACCAACAAGACCAGTAGAAGTTCCACAAACTTGTTCAATAGTAGTTCCATTATCGTAGCGGATTAAAGCGGTGATATTTGTTCCAGCGAAGTCATACACAGTCCAGACTTGAGTAGAGATTGAATATCTCATCTGACAGTTTGCATAGGTGACTCCTTCAACAGTGATAGAACCGACAGACCACTTGATAGCGTCATAGCCATCATAAACACCAACAATGTTCTCGTAAGAAGAACGAGGAATTGCTCTAACAAAGTCTATAACTCTACGAGAGATTTCAGTAGGCTGTGTATCGTAAGCGAACTTGTAGAAACCAGAAGAGTGGTGGAAGTATAAACCATCCTTAGCTTGAACGATTGATTCCTGTGAGAAAGTTCCAACGTTGTAAGCTGGGTATGGGTCAACATTATCAGCACTGTAAACACGATAGATGTGATTCTGTTTGAAAACCAAAAGAGCTTTCGGCACTCTAAATAGTCCAGTCATTGACTCGCCGTCTTGTGGGGATAAGCTCTGGATAAAGTTTGTAGCGGTGTAAGTTACAGAGTAAGTTGATGGTGGAGTAAATTGAACAATATCAGAATAGTAAAGAGCATCATTTGGTTTTGAAGCAATCCAAATTCTTCCATCAAATCCAGCTTGGATATAATCTCCAACTGGCATAGTGGTAGCGGGAACGAAACCGGCTGTAGCCGCAAAGTTACCACCATCAGAACACTGAAGAGCATCGGTTCCGTTTACCATATAAATCTTATTCAACCATTGAGAGAAACGAGCCTTAGTAGTTACAGTAGTAGTTCTTTTTGTAACCCAAGAGGCACCATCCCAGTTCTGAATAGTAGTTCCGAATTGTGCATATAATCTTTTGATTCCTCCTTGAATGTTTAGGATACCGAAAGAAGTAACACTTCCACCAAGAGTGGTGGCATAAGTAGCGACTCCATTTCTTGTAGTAACAGCTCCAACTCTATCGAAGTTCATATTCACTGCCAACTGGACAGAGTTTTCTGGACAGACAGTATCGTCTAATTGGGCACTACGAATAACTCCTTCAGTAGGATATGGGACCTTAATGTTTGGAATTGTTGTTGACATTTATTTTTTTTGATTAACGCTCCTATCCGCCCACACCATACCGCAAAATATGATGAGGGCGGGAGAAGAACTAAACGGTGATGTTGGTAACTAAACCGTCAACAATGGTGATTGTCTGGATAGGACCAGTAGGACCAGCGTTGTAGCCGTTACCAGGACCGGTGTAACCAGTAGCTCCGATAGGACCAGTGTAACCTGTGTATCCAGTATAACCAGT